TAAGTCCAGCCAGCCAAGAATTAAAGCTGTTGACAATAGAGTCGATCCTGACTCTCGTCATAGGCTTATCTATCTCGCTCCAGAAAGTATTTGTGAAGGTGTTATTTATCCAGTCATGCATACGGTTTGTGCAAATAAAGTATTCTGCAACGTCCGCACTTGCGGGATAGCACGCTGTATGATTGCCCCAAAGCACCCAACCGTCGAAATTGAATGCTGTTACTACACCTGCGGTAGTAGATACGATATCTGCCTGTGCAAGTGTCAGGTTGATATCCTCACCTGCTTCGTTGCAAAGTCCGGATATGGAAAGAGATTTGTTTGAGGGGGATTCATAAGGACATCCGCCGTTTTCGGTGTCAACGCTTGCAATTTGGCCGCATACGATAACCGACATATCGAAGAGATAGTCGCCAACCTTAGCGATACCCCAAGCGTCTATCATATTTTCATCCGTATATCCGTTATCGTTCTTCCACTTAAGTACCTTATCGTATGTAGGTGCGCCTGTAGCAGAGCTGTCGATATCGCATACAGCCTTGCCATAGAATAGACCACCGATAGAAGGTGCCTTTGCTGCCATAACCGCTGCAACGCTGGGAAGCTTGGAATAACCGGGAGCGCAGATAAGATCGGGAATGATACCGAGAACTGTCTTGCAGAGATCAGCCTTCTCGATAGCCGCTTCAATATCAGTTGCTTTGATTGCAGAAGGATCTGCGGTCTTGCCCGATACGGTAAGAGATGTCGCTTCATAACCTGCGCCTTCCTTCAAAAGCTCTATAAAACATCCGTCATCATAGATGATCTCATAGTCTGTACCCTCTGAAAGGGCCGTTTCCCCCGCCTTAACGATAAGATCGGTGGCTATAACGTCTGCAGAAAGCTTTGCAATATGATTTTCGACCTCAACAGAAGTCTCAGCCATCGCCTCTGTGTGCTTTGAAGGATCAAAGACATTGATAAAGATCGCTGGGGACATTCCAAAAAGCTTGAAATGCGAATACATAGCCTGACAGAGGTTCCATTTAGGAGAAAAATCGGAATTTCTCCATTCGTTGCTATATCCGCCCTTTTCCTTTGCCTCCGCAAAGCTCGTTGCAAGGACGGGAGTATCGACATAGCCTGCCGCCATATGACAAGGCCACGCTCCGATGAAAAGCGGAATACCTACAGCTGCAGTCTTTACAGCTGAAAAGGATGTGTCGCTTTTGTAAGTGTTGATTCCATGGTTAAGCATAGATTATCATTCCTTTCTTGTAAGTTTTTCGACAACCGCACGGTAAGCAAGGCTTACAGTGTTGCCGCCTTCTTTGATTTTCTTTTTTGCGGACATTATATCGCTATCCGCTACGATAAGCCTTTCTATCTTGGAGCAAAATTCAATTGCGGCAGAATTCTTTTTTAGCGCCTCCTCTCGGGTACCTGCAAAAATGCTGCCGTTTTGAATAACGCCTCTGATAGAAGGCCCAATATAAACATAAATACCGCTTTTTTCTTCGGAAGCGGTATTTTTCTTTAAGGTTTTAGCCATGTTTCGGCCTCTCTTTCTATGGGTGGAATTAAAAATGTACCTATCATCTCTCCGGCATAGTAAGGAGCTGTATCCTCGTTATAGATAAGCCATTCAAGTTTTTCCTCGGTGTCGAGTTTGAAGCACCCACCTATTACGATGTGACGCAAGAGATCCATACGAACCTTTTCTATGACATTGAGCAAGGCCACTGCGCCCTCCTGTTCATCTTCATGGTAAACGCAAAATATCAAGCGTATATTGACCGACGCCTGAGCGTTTTCACCTTTTACTTGCTTGTGTGCACCGTTTTCAAGCTGTATGATGATATAGGGGGCTTTCTTTTTCGCTTCTCCGCTGCTGTCAAGGCGAAGTTTATAGACATTCGGAGCTCGGAAGATCTCTTCCGTATCTCCCTCCTGTACCCTCTCGGGCAGAGAAAAATCCTTCACCGAATTTTCAATGAAAGATTTTAGTTTATCAATGAGTATAGCTGCTGTCATTGTTTACCCTCCCAACCGTTCATTACTCGCAGCATTTCATGCTCGATTCTTTTGTCAAATGTTTCTCGCATATGATTTGCGATCGACTCCGAAACATCATCGTTTGCATCCATCATCTGGGGTGTAGCGGGGCCGTATAACTGACGCAAAGGGAAACGTGCATCTCCCTTTCGTTCATAGATGCCTACTACACCGCCAAACATAGCAGTAAATGCATTGTTCAGAGTTTCACGAGCGGATGAACGTTTTACTCTGGATACTACCTTGCCGTCTTTATCATAATGGGTGTCAAAACGCACAAGCGGAATATGGGTGCCGTGATATTTGATGCTTACCTCAGTACCTGCCGACGTAGCACTTATCTGCTTACTCGACTTTGTGTATTCCTTAAAATCCGATGCGCCGATATGATACTCACTTCTGACTGCTCGTGCGGCAAAGGCTTCACCCGAAGATGAAGCCCTTTTAAGTGCTGAGCCTATTGCTTTCTTTGCGCCTCCGGGAATACCTGCAAGGATCTTTGTTACACGGTCGAGGGATGTTGCACCGATATCATCTATCCATATCTCGCGGTCTTTATTTCCTGATGAACTATACACATTACTCATCGTAAGCCTCCAATTCAAGGGTCACCATGCCAACCTCGCATTTTGAGGTAGCTATCTTGAAAACCGAAAAGAGCGGTTTACCGAGCGCTTTTCCCGTATCTAAAGATATTCTCTGACCTTTTTCGGGCGTTCTTCCTCCGAGATCGCTCTTTGCAACATAAAGGACTGCGGTTATTCCGAAAGTCCCCTCCATATTCCGCACTTTTTTGTCGAGTTCTTTGACTTTTATAAAGAGGACGGAAATATCAGCGTATTCCTTGCCGTCATACCTTACCGTGTGTTTTTCGGCAAATTCTGAATCGTTTAAGAATATGGCTTTATTATCTGCCTCTACCATGTCTTTGAAACTCATAAAACGGGGCTCTCCACGTCAAGAGTGGGGATTTCATTCGCTTCATTAAGAAGATTTGCCATATCCTCTTTTGAACTGCCGAACGGAATTGTAACTCCGAGTTCCTTGGCGGCTTTTCTTAAATCACCAACTGACATATCGGGACTATAAGTGATTTTTGAAGCATTCTCCGGCGTAGAAGCTGAATTTTCGATATCCTCGTTATCGGGAACGGCGTTACTTTTCTTATGAAATTCGGGTGTTCCGTCAACATACATCGCCACCCCCAGAGATACAAGGCGCTCCGCTTCTGCATCGCTGACCTCGAAAGGCGGGTCTTTCTCACTTTTCGGAATGTTCAAAATGCCCTCTCTGTGACCATAGCAACCGCTGATTATTTTGATCTTACTCATTGTCTTGCTCCTTTCAATCGTTAGCTTTAAGCTATTACATTTTCTGCGTAGATATAGGGGCAGTAGTTCTTAGGGGCAGCCAGAGGTCTGCACGCAAGGCGGAGCTTGCGGATATCTCTGTCACTGTCAACATGGAACTTCGGTACACGGGATGCCGCATATGTAGAGTAGTCCGTAGAACCGTGGTCGATCTGTGTTACCTGACCGTACATCATATGACCACAAGCAGGAGCTGTGACCATTGCGGATGTAGCCGGGAAATACTTCTGTTCAACGTCGTTTTCGTCAACGTAGCTCTCGTCAACGCTGATGAGATTGAGCTTGAAGCCACCGAAGTTAAGCGTTCCCATATAAACAACGCCATCATAAGGTGCGAGTTCCTGCTCTATCTGACCTATAATAACACCGCTATTCTTATCGAGGAGCTTCTGAACCTTCTCAATGTTGAGAATAGCATCTGCAACGTTCGTGCCGAGCACAAGATCAGCCGCACGGAGACCACGCTTTGAAAGCATGCGACACATATTCTTTACGTCACCGAAGAAATCTCCGTTAGCAGAGTTCCAAGTGTTCGTAACGGTGTACTTATGCTCACCGGCTTTACCTTCATGGAACTGGATATAGTGCTTCTCGCCCTTTGTTTTCTCGTCGATGTATTCCTGTATTTCGCAGGCATTGTTTATCATCGTCTGAACTGCCATCCACTCTTCACGACGCGCAATGCGACTGTCGAGGTCTGTAAGGTCTTTGAGCTGAAGCTGTGCTGCACGCTGTGCGGGAGTCTGGCCGGGATAAAGAGCTTCGCCGAAACCTCTCTTGTTGAGATCATCAAGAGTGAGCATACGGGAAGGTGCAATATATGCAGGCTCGTACTCGTTGATAGTGAAACCGAGTCTTTCGACAGGAATGTCGCCGACTCTGGGCGAAACATAGCAAGCCATCTTGCGGTCGCCCTTCTTATATTCGGTCAGGACCTTATCGCAAGCGAATATGTCGCTTGCTCCGGTGGGGAAATAACGATCACGGAAGAATGATGCCTGAGGCACTATTTCTTCGGCAAGTGCGATCAGCGTATAAGTATCAAAAAAGTTAATTGTTCCGGGCATTGTTTTGCACCTCCTTAAATGTCAGAAGCGTTCTTGAACACGATTCCGTATTTACGGAGTGCGTCAATATCTTCTGCTGTTATCGTGTAATCATCTGCGACGGTTGTCTTATCGAGATCAAAGCAACCGGCTGTATAAACAGCGGTTTCAACATCTGAAGCACCAACCGTAACGTCGTCACAAAGAATAGAGTTGACCGTACCCTCGCCTGAACCAAGGACGATGAGCTTGCCGTCTGCATTCTTTGAGAGAATAGTACCGCGTTTGAGAACGGTTTCCTTTTCAAGTGCGGCAATAGTACCGCCTCTTACTTCTGTACGAGGGGTAAGATCGGAAATGAGACCGTCATAGTTCATTTCACCGACATTTCTGTAAAGATCACTCATATTGGTATCCTCCTTTTAATTTTTGCCGAGCAGGGTCTTGACGTTGGTTCTTGCATCTGCCAGCTTCTGCTCGGGAGTTGCGGGGGCATCGCCCGAGGGAGTAGTGGGAGAAGCAG